GCTTAAATCATAGGCCAATTGCTCTGCCTTATGTTTTTCAATAATGCTGTTTGTTGTTTTTTGACCAGTCAAAAATGTTTCATAAGATTTTTTTGCTAATTCATTTTGATAATCATTAATTGTTTTTTGAACAACCTGTTCATGCTTTTTAAGGTCAAGCCCTTGCGCGGCGGCCATTAATAATTTTTGATATGATGTTCCAGCCAAATCAATGTATTTTCCACCCTTTTCAAATTCAAGCGCAACCTTTTGCGCCTCTGATTGAATTTGTCCTAATTGCGATGTTTGAAGGTTTAATTGATTTGCCTGTTTAATCAATTCCTCTGTCAATTTTTTATTTGTATCATTGACAACCGCCGGCAAATTTTTTGGGTCTTTTTCAGGCTTGTTTTCTTTGGCCGCGTTAGCATCTAAAATTTGTTGACGTTGTTTTTCCAATTCATCAAGTTTTGTATAAGATTCGCCAATTTCTTTGGTAAGCCCTGCAACTTCACTTTCACGGCCAATAAAAAATCTACTGTAATCGGCATTCTTTGGATTTGTTAATTGGTCATATCTTGCTTTAAGATTTTCAACCGCAGTAACTTGCTGTTTAATTAATTCAGTATTGTTTGTTAATTTTTCGCCGAATTCTTTGCCAAAAACACCTTTATCAAGTGCCAGCCCAATTGTATAAAGAGTGCCAAGAAAAACTCCACTTTCTTTGACCAATTCAGGAAAATGCGCGGTCGCTGATGCAAGTGTTGGGATTAATTTGTTACCAATCGCAATTGCCGCGCCTTCGGTTGCATCTTTCATGCGTTTCATATTGTCGTTAAATTCTTCGGCACTTTTTGCCGCTTCATTTGTAACAACCAGTCCAAAATTAGATGCCTCAACACCTAATCTTTTTAATTCCTCTGACCCTTGATTTAATAATGGGATTAAATCTTGACCAGTTTTGCCAAAAACTTTGACGGCCATTGCAGTTTTTTGAACGCCATCAGGCATTTTTGCAAATTTGTCAGCCAATGAATATAAAACATCATCGGCGGATTTCATATTGCCTTTTGCATCGGTAACGGACACACCAAATGATTTGAATGCGCCTTCCATTGCTTTATTGCCGGTTGCGGCGGATTCCATATTGACTGAAAGTTTTTTCAGCCCTGTTTGAAGGGCATCAAAACCAACGTCTGACAATTCTGCGGCATACTTTAATTTTGATAAGGCTTCGGTTGTAACCCCAACCTTTTGCGCGGCCTTGCCCATTTCATCGGCATATTCTGCGGCCTTTTTGGTAGATTCTATGATATAGCCAGTTGCGGCAATAGCGGCGGCGGCCAATCCAGTTTTTAAACCGTCTATGAATTTTTCAAGTTTTTCACTTGCTTCACCAAGATTTTTATTAAATTCACCGGCATCAAGTCCAAGAACAACGCCCAATCTAGAAATTAATGCCATGTCTTTTAATCCTTCTTAAATTTGTTCAAACTGAACCCTTTTGCCTGTGTCATAAATGTAAGCAATGCATCATTTGGTGATGTTTCATTGTCACTGAATATATAACCATAACTATTCCCAAGAACTGTTTTAAGGCTGTATGCTGGGGATTTTGGGTCGCGAATATAATTAAATACTCCCGTAACCAATGAACCCATCATATTTAATAATGCGCCATTGCCAACAATTCCATCAGCGTACATCACAACAATTTCGTTCATTGTAGCATCATCAAGGGAATCAATTTGTTCAATTGTGTGTCCGTTAAAGACCATCGCGGCGCGAACTTGCGCCCTTAACGAACCAGTTACTTTGAACGAATATCTTTATAACTTGGTGATATTGCTTCCGTTATTTTTTCAATAAATTGAATTTGAATTGCAAATGGGAATTCTGCTTCAATATCTGAATATTCCAAATCATCTAATGATTCGCCACTTTCAGGAACTAATAATTTCATATATTGAACAATGCGAGTTTCCATCAATACTTTATTTCGCGCGGCTTCTTTCATTGAACGGCCGTCAATAATAATGTCGTCATCTTTAAATTCGACATTATCGGCTTTTTCGTTTTTGAATTTTACAATTTGGCTTGTTAATTCTTTATAAACCAAATCAATTTTTTCCAAATCAGGATTGTTCAATTCGTTTGTCATTTGTTCAGATTCGCCAACGCTTGGAACTCGAACGCTAAATGTGTGACTTCCCAATTCAAATTTTCGCGTCATAATAGATGCGCGATTTTCTTGATATTTAACACCCAATGCTTTTCCAAATTTACTCATGTATTTTTAGCCCTGTATTGTTCCATCTTTTCGTTTAATAAAATCGCCAATAAATCCGTGACGGTTGTCATTTGTGATTCCATTGCTGGTCTTAAAAATGGTTTTGCATGACGATTCGCCGTGCCAAATTCATTGGCAATTGCTCTTGCATCATAAAACATATCATGTTCAGCAAAGAATTTTCTTGCTTCTTGGCGATATAACTTTTTGTTTGCGCCACTTTCATAAAATTTTTGCGTGAATTCTTTTTTAAGTTTTTTCGGGATTTGCTTTGTTGATACAATTGCAATCACCGTGTCATTATTACTTACATAATTTGAACGCCTGTCTTTATTAGTTGGCCGCCTTGCAGTAATTGCCAATGAATCTTTTAATATTTCAGTGTCCACATCAACTAACATTTTTGACATTTCAAGGACTGGTTGCATTGCCGCCTTGACCGCAGGAACAAGAACTTTGGATAATGAATTTTTATCGCCAAATTCCTCTCGGAATTGTTCAAACACAGTTAATGTGTCTTTTAATCCCGTGACTGCAAATGTCACTTCCATTATTTCACCTTGATAAATCTTTGATAAATGGCATTATTTAAATCACTAACATAGGCAACAATATCGGCAGGGGTCATTTTATCAGCATGACGCGCCGCAATTTCATGGCATAAATTAATGCCGGTCAATTTTTGTTGCATAAATCCAAACCAATCTTTTTGGCCACTGGACATTTGTGAATATAAAAAACCCAATAAATCACTTGATGATTCTATTTTTACGCCTTCGGTCATATTTTATCCTTTAATGCCTGCCACCAAATAAATGATGGCAGGGCTTTTAAATCATTAAGTGTTGTTTGACCAACCGTATTGGTTGCCGCGTGGATGAACAGTGAAAGTTGCTTTTGCTTCTGCGCCCGGTGCTAAATCAACCTTAAATTCAGACACACGACCATTAAATGCATAGCAAACAATATTTGGTGTTGTTGCATTGTCAGTTGCTTGAATAACAAATGTTCGGTCAACAGTGCCAGCATACGCATCAGCACGCAATTGCAATAACATTGCATCGCTTGGATTCCAAGCCGCAACAATTGTCATTGATGTTGGTTTTGATTGTGTTGGAATGATGTCAGATTGACGGCTACCAGCAACGGCAAATGATGCTGATGCATCATCCTGACCAAATGCAGGGATTGCTTCAACATTCACTTGATTGCCTGAAACAGTAATTGCAGATACGTTTGTGTATGCTGAAAGATTTGCAACTGTTAAAGGTGTTGGGCTTGCGCCTGATTGTGCGTATAGGGTTGCGCTAAATCCGGGTAAAACTTTATTTGGAAGTGCCATGATTTTAAGTCCTCAATAAAAAATTAAAAAATTACTGTCTTATTACGCAGGAATGTCCAAAGTGCAATCCATAAATATATTATACAGGCCAATAGTATCGTCAAAAGTATTATATAACCAATGAACGTCTGCCTTTGCAATGCCAAAACCAACTGTGCCACCAAACTGGCCTGAATATCCATGCAATTGCTGAATAATCGTATTGGCCAAATTAAAACCATCATTCATTGCGGTTGAAAAAACATTGATTTGAAAAATTGGTCTATCAATGCCTTTATTGTTTTGGTTTCCACCTGTGTAAACATCTTGGTGAACATTCCGCAATTGCCATGTCACAAATAAAGGTTCACTCGCAAAATTACGATTGAAACTTGCATAAACAGGAACAGGTGAAACAATTGATGTTAATTGCGCCTGAATTGCTTTTGCATATTGTGCAACATTATTTTGTGCCATGTCTTAAACTTTCGTTGTCGGGTCTGAACGATAACACATCAAAGTCACTGACATTCTATCATTACTTTCAATTGCATCAGTAATTCGCCAATCATTGCCGCGATAATTTACTGAATACAAATTTTGATTATCAACAATTTGACGCAAATTTGGCGTGTAATTGAATTTGAATTGAATCAAATCTTGATAAACTCGATACCGTTCTGTAATGGCAACCGAATTTTTTACCGAACTGACCAAAGGCCTGCCAGTAAACCAAAATGTTTGAACCGTGCTTTGTTCACCAAATTCATTGACCCCAAATGATAATGTTTTTATATCAACATTTTCAAAACGTGCAATTGCCATGTTCGTTCCTTATAAAACCAAAGGTTTGTAAGGGCGCAACAATGCATCAATGCCATAAGGAATTGTTTGCAGGCCGCCTGACGTTGTTTCACTGCGATTGTTATATAAATGGGTCAACAATAACAATGCGGCTTGTTTAATGACCGGATATTGCGCCAAAAAACTAGGTGAAACTGTATATTCCGCCACAACTGGGTTTGTCATATAACTATTAATTTCGGTTGGCATTGAATTAATAATAATTTTATTGCCAGTCGGGTCATAATAATATTGCGTCACTGGAAGCGTTGTTAAAACTGTTGGTGAACTTGCATCATAATATTTCACACTGTTAATTTTAACGCCGCCCTGCGAAACTTCCGGCAAATCCAATGTTAATGGCGAACCATATAATGAACTTGCGCCATAATAAACACGATACGATATTGGGAACACAGGCAAGCCCAAATAATCCTCAATATGCATGCGAACTGCTAATTCAAGGCCTTGCAAGAATGGGTCTTGTGATTCATCACCATATAAGTTTAATTGTTGGGTGATTTCATCAAGGGTCAACCATTCCGTTGCAATATCACGACTGATTTGCTCGAATTTTTCATAATTAAATGGATTTCGGGTTGGCGCAAGATACACGCCGCCCAACGGAAGGTTCTCATTTGCCATGATTAAACCCCTTGCAATGCAACGCCAGCAAATACATCGCGAACGGTTGAAACAACACGTTTTTCAGCATATAGCGTAATAAAGCCCGGTTGCGTTTGTTCCATCACTTCAATTGTCATGTCTTCATTATCGCCAATAGTGATAAATCTTGGCCAATTTGCCAATATTAGTGGAATCGCGCCAACTGCCGGTGATTGTAAATATGGATTTGGGATAACAGGCCAACCATAAAGATTTGCAACTGCGCCACCATCAGCATCACCAACTTCCAAATAAACAGGCATGTTTGCGGTATCTTTTAATTTACGCAATTCCGCAATAAAGTCAGGATGAACGTGCCAAGCAGTGCCGGGCATTGACCAATATTGCGCAGGAAGTGCGCTTGCAATTGTAACGATTGAATCATAATCAATTGCCGTAACGTCATGCGTTACAGTTTTAATGGTATGTAAACCATTTGTCATTGCAGTGCCACTTGTGCCAAATGATGCGTTTGTTCCATAATTATATGAACCAAATCCACGCAGGCCATCAGTGCCACCGGTTGAAATTGTTGTTGTGCCAGTTTGGTCATTGTTAATACCCATTGATGCGCCTTCTAATTGGCTAAATTCCATCATTAAGTCTTGAACAATTGATTCATCCAAACCATTTACATCATCCATCACCGCTTCACGAACTGGAAGTTGTGCAGATATAACACGTACTGGCAATTGCCAAATTACCGTGTCAATATTTGGTGAACCACTATCAGGGTTTACAGTATAGCCCCACGGATTTGTTGAATTTGCGGCATTACCGACTTTTGCAACAAATTGTGCGTCAGAACCATTTACAATGATTTGACGGCTTGCCATGCGGAATGGGTTTGCATAACGTGCGGCGGCAAATGCGTCATCGAAATAAACACGACCGCCCACACCTGAACCACTGCCCATAATGGCAGATGCTTCGTTAATCTCTTTTGCACTTTCAAACATTTTAATTTCGGATTTGCCATCAGTAAGTGCGGTTTTGATGCCTTCCAAAATTCGTTCAGATATTTTCATGGTCATATTCCAATCGGTGAAATTAAACAGGTTGGGGGCTTGCGCCCCCGCCCTTAATACAACAATTAAGTTGCTGTACCAGTTGAACGGTAACGAACACCGGCAAATGGGTCACGAACTGATGTTGCAAGACGTTTTTCACCAAAGAATGTGATATAGCCCGGCAATGTTTGGTCGTAACGGCGCATAACCATATTCAAACGGTCAACGATAGTGTGGAAACGTGACCAATCACCAAAATACATTGGATAAAGGTTGTTTGTACCAGCACTGCCAGTTGTTGCTTGTGATGGATTGTCCAAATATTTATTCACAATAACGTCAAATCCTAACAATTGACCAGCAACGTAGAAGTTTGAATCTGTGCGTGCCAAACCATCAATGTAAATTGGGCGACCATTTGTATCAACCAAACCGCGAATTGCTGAAAGCAATACTGGGTTGATGATGAATTTTGCTGATTCTGTCCAATATTGTTGTGGTAATGCATAAACAAAATTCACAACGTCTTTGTAAGTGATATTGTTTGCCGCAACTGTGTTTCCGTTTGTTGTCAATTGGTCGTATGTTGCAAGTGAATGCAAGCCAGTATTTGAACCTGTGCCTGATGTGCCAAATGCCGCAACTGATGTTTTTCCGCCAGTGTAAGTTGAATTTGCGCCAGCATATTGATTCAAACCGCGTAAACCGTCTGCGCCACCTGTTGGAACTGTTGAACCTGTACCAACTTGGTCGTTGTTTGCAATCATTGATTGCGCTTCTGTTTGTGCGAATTCTAACAACATGTCGTCAACAACATTAGCCTCAAGACCGTCAATGTCATCCAATGCCGCAGTACGAATTGGGAATTGTACGTTCAAATCTTGCAACACTAATTGCCAAATGCTTGTGTTTTCAGTTGTTGGCGTACCGTTGTTTTGAATTGCATAGCCCCATTGTGCGCCAGCATTACCAGTTTTAACACGGAATTGATATGATGAACCATCAGTTGCAACCGTGCGTGAAACGCCACGCAATGGGTTTGCAAGACGCAATGCAACGAATGTTGGGTCATACGCTGTACGACCGCCCTGACCATTACCGCCACCTGTCAAGTTTGATGATTCCTTCATATATGCTTCATATTGGCTTTCATCTTCAAACATTTTTAATTCTTTTGCAGATTTGCCATCTTTGTCATAATATGATTTCAATTGTTCACGAACCATGCGATTTACATCACCACGAACTGTTTTTTCAAGTTTGATGATTGATGGTGCTGGGTTGATTTGAGCAATCTTTGCTTCAAGATTTGCAACTTTTTCCTCAAAAGATGCAACTTTTTCGTCAAATTCTGCTTTTACTTCTGTTTTAACTGCTTCGATTTTAGCAACTTGCTCTGCTTCAATCGCGTCAAGTTTTTCAATAATTTTGTCTGACATGATTTATCCTTTAATACGTTGATTTAATTTTTTCAACAATTCACGTTCTGCAAGTGCAGAAAGAATTGCGTCTTCGGCGGCCACCATTTCAGAATCACTCCGACTTGGGTCGTTTTCAAGGGCTTTTTGGTTGCCAGCATCACGCCGACTTTCTAAAACTTCCTTAAATACAGAAACGGCAACCGCCGCGTTCTGTTTTGAAACCCCTGCGTCACGCAAGGCATGTTCCAAATTTCTTGGTTCAATTGAACCATCTTGGTTCAAACAAGATTCTAATTTATTAATATTAGCATTTGGATTGTTTGGTTGCATTACAATTGAAACCTCACGCAACCCACCTTTTGTTATTTGAAAATAACCTTCGGTATCGGCTGATGGACTGCCAAATGATAATGGGTTGCTGTCTTCATCAACCATTTGCCATTCATCAGCGTATGCGCCAACTGATACCCCGCCAACCATGTTTGGGCTTTCTTTCATAATTGTATAAAGGTCTTTTCCAGCGGTTGTATTAGTAAATAATCGGCCTTGACCTGTCATTCCTGTGTCATCAAATTCAAATGATGTCCATTCGCCAACTGGCAACGATTCATCATCATGTTGAAAATACATCGGCAATGGCTTGCCAGTTTCGGCAAACGCTTCCGCCCACTCTTTGAATGGTTCAGGTTGATAATTAAATTTGCGGCCGTCTGCGCCTTCGCGCGCGCCCCAAGTGGTCAAAACTGCTTCAATAGAACCTGTGCCTTGTGATTCATCGGCGGAAACGCCAAGTTGAACCTTGCTTTCAAATAAAAATTTAACGTCTTTCATGGTATCCCCTTAATTTATGCTTTTCCTGCTTGACCTGTTTTGCCAACGGATGATTTATTACCACCGCCGCCCGTATCTTGTGGTGAAGTGCCGGCAATCTGTTTTGTATCAATTGGGTCAGATGCGCCGCTTCCGTCTTTTAAGTCTTCACCATCAGTATGATTTGCGCGGCCAAGATATTCGCGACCCTCATTTGGTGTCAAGATTCCATTTGATACGCCAGCAACCACATAATTCATTTGGTCAAGTGGCGCACCTTTTAGGAAGTTTTCAGTTTGAAATTCAATGCAAAGGTTTGGATAGCCTTGCAACAAACTTTGTTTTAATTTTTGCTGAATGTTTACAATCAATGGATACATTTTTGATTTGTAGAATTCATCCAACATTGTTTGGCTGTTATTGTATTTGCCATTCTCAATTCCCAACATAACTGGCGGAACACCAAACAAACCACAAATTCGCTTCATTGTTTGAATCTTTAATGTTGCCGCATCCGCATCCTGCAAAGTCAACATTTTAATTGTTTCATATTTCATGCCCATGTCCAACAACATGCCTTGACCGGGCTTGCTTAAATCTGTTGTGCGAGAACCAACCATATTTGACCATGCTTCTTTTAATCTTGAGGCAATCTCTTTATATTTTGCATCAGGAATAACTTGGTCTGTGTGAAATAATCCACTAGGTTTTGCACCATTCTGCATTACAAAATTTGCATATAGGTCAATATCTTGGTCAAGCCCAACTAATTCAACGGCTAATGTGCCTTTGTTAAAGCCCGCAGAACCTTGCCATGCCGCCTCTTTACAATGCATTACCTGATGCGCCGCCAATGGCTCGTCTTTAGTGAAGCCATAACTTGGCGTTGACAATCTGTATGTTGGATAACGGGTAGAGGTTAATTGTGCCGTAATTAATGTTGAATCCAATATATACATTTCAATTGGTGTTTGTGTCGCTGATTCTTGGTCTTTGCGCCACCAAACTGTAAAGGTTTCACCTGATAATTCAAGCCACATTACAAATTGATACCAAAATTCGTATGGGCTTTGAAAATTATTGGGGTTTTGCAATAATGATAAAACTTGTTTTGCCTTAATTTTATCTCGGCTTCCAACATCAGGGTCACTAATTGCATCAACCAATTTGCCATCATCGCCATAAGCCATGACTTTAATTGTCAATTGCGACAAGGCGCGACCAATAATGCCAACGCATGACATAATTGTTGAATTTCGCGACAACACCGACATGTCAACAATGCGGCCTGAATCGGAAACACTTGACGTTGTAACGTATAATAATTGTGATGATTGTGCTTGTTGCGGGCTTCCAGCATTGCGAACAATGTTATTGCCAAGCGCGGTTTGGCCAAATAACGTGTTTGATTCGTTCGTAACCTGTTGTTTTCTTTTGAAAATATCTAGTAATGCCATGTTTTTCCCTTAAAAACTGCGGAAACCAAATGAAGTTGACATCATTGGATGGTCAAGGGAACAATGCATTGAAATAATAAGGGCAATAATTCCATCCACTTTTGCGGATTTGTCTGCCTCATTCTTCCGAACCTTGATGTTTCCGTTTACGTCTTCATATACTTCGCAATTGGATAATTGCCAACCAACAAATGGGTTGCCATCGTGTCTTATAGAATGTGACATTATCAGTTTTTCGGTGTGTTTGCTTGGGTTACTTAAAACCGCCATGCCTTGACCGACTTTTTTGACTGGAATGCTATTATCGTGCAAGCGCGCAATTAAACTTGCCGCATTATAGGCATCATACCCAACTTCTTGAATGTTGTATAGTGTTGCTTGATTTTTTATATATTCTGAAATCTCTCTGTCATCCATTACGTTGCCTTGTGTAATATGCAAAATTCCTGATTTAACGGCAAGGTCAAAAATATCACGATAATGCGATGGAATTATTTGTAATGCATCTTCGGGCAAAAAGAATTTGAAATCTGCATAATAATCATCATCACTATATCTTTTAAGCGTGCAAACTGCATTTAAATCTCGCGTTGCGGCCAAATCAAATCCAATAAACACGGCTTCCGGCGTTTTATTTTCATATTCAGAACGGACAACAATTGAATCATCCCAATATTGGCGGTCAATCCATGCTGTATTTGCGGAAACATAAACATTCAATGTTTTGCAAAGGAACTCATTTAATGCGGCTGGTTTTAATTTTGCATTTTCGCATCGTTCCTCAATGGCCGATTGATAAATGCTAATCCCATGCATTGGGTTGGCCTTTGCCCATGTTGAAGGGTCACGCCAATCATCTTGTGCATCTAATCCATAAAGTAATCCAAACCAGCGCGGGTTGTCTTTTGCATCGCCATTCAGCATGGCTTCAAATGCTTGCATGTCCTCATAAAACTTGGTATCTTTTGTGAATGATGCTGTTGTGATATAAATTCGCAAGGGGTTTTTGCGCGCGACCATTCCCGAATGTATAACTTCAATTGAATTTCGGTCAACAATCTGCGCCGCTTCATCAATAATTGCACAACTTGCATTCTTACCATCGCCTGATTTTTTATTATCGCGAGATAAGGCGCGAAACATGGATTGATTATCGCCCTTTTTCTTTACTTCATATTTGCTGACCTCATACGCATTCTTTACTTCACTTGGCATATATTCAACAAATCCTTTTGCCGCATCGAACACAATGGTTGCCTGTTCACGATTTGTTGCCAACGTAAATACTTCTGCGCCAGTTTCGCCAAATTGCAATTCGTATAAACTAATTGCGGCAATTAATGTTGATTTTCCAGCCTTGCGGGGAATAAAAACAATCACATCAGTTGTCATTCTACGTTCATGGTCTTTTTTGTGCCTGAATCCATAAATGGCACAAATTAGCATTACTTGGAATGGTTCAAGGATTAATGGTTTGCCAGCATCCGCGCCTTTTGTATGGCGCAATGTTTTGGTGAATTCAATAAAATGGTCAACATATTCAGCAACAAATTCATATTCCCAAGACTTGTCTTCAAGAAAATTTAAGAATCTCTGGCAAGCCAATCGCACATTATTGCAAACAACTATATTGCCTTTTACAACATCAATGGCATAAAAGATGCCGTCTTCCAATTTCATTTTTTGGTAACTTTCACGCCCGCAAGCAAATCAGAAAATGAACTGTTGTCGTTTCCCGTTTTGGCCATGCGGCCTTTGGGGGTCAATCCCAATTCATTCATCAACACAACAATTTTATTTAATGTGTCTTTCATCACGGACACATAAGGCGATGCCCCGCGCGTTTTGCCATTATTAAATTCAGCCACAATTCCATCATATTTGATGCCCTCTTTGGCTTTGACATAAATGGTGATTTGGTCTGCCAGCATCGCCAACAAATGACGGTCTTGACTTGTGCCAATCCCATAAGTTTCAAACATGAATTCTGATGTTTCGGCAATAAATCGTTTTTCATCCCACGCAGTCGGGTCTTCAAGCCATTCGGCCTGCGGAATTCGCGCCTTTACTTTTTCCGTTGGCGTGAAATTCTTTTTTTCTGTTCTGACAATGTTTAATTCAACTGGCAACTTGTCTTTGTTCATGGCTTTTCCTTTCAAAATGAGCGGCTACCCCCAATCCCAAAATT